ATTAACCTTGCCGCTGAAGCTACCAACTCAAATTCCAGCACTATATCTAAAGTATGTAGGGGGATATTCGGGCAAACAAACGGCTATAAATTTAAATATAAAACATTATGAGCGAAGTATTAAAACCCCAATCAATAAGGAATAACGTAAAAATTACTTGGAATGGAGAACCTATTTCTAAACAAGAAATTATAGATATGAGTGTTCTTTGGAGTGATAAGCAGATCCTATTCTTTAAAAAAATGCTTAAACAAGGAGGTACTGTTAAAATAGATAATAACAAATTCAAAATTGTTATTACAGAACCTATTTTAACTTCTAGAGGTCTTAAAGATGGAGGAATTCAACAAGTTGATCCCGAAGCTAGGTTTTAATGAAACATTTAGAAGAAACACCTTGGTGGATTTGTGATGAAGGCGATTACAACTTTTGTGCTTATGTAGACACAGATTCTAATTACTTTAATGCTGAACCCCTACTTAAACATTTGTACCCTAATTTCGAAGAAATGGGTGATATAGAGAAGGATGATCTACTAGAAGAAATTGCCCTTAAATATCAAGATATTATTACAAATGACTATGATAGACTAGCTCGAGATTGTTTTAATGTTACAGAACACAGGCTTGAAATGAAAACTGAAGCCGTTATTCGTTCTGCCTATTTTAGAGCTACTAGAAGATACGCCCAATGGATTACAAAACAGGAGGGTATTGCTAAGGAATCACTTGATATTAAAGGACTTGAATTTAAAAAAGCAAATTTCCCCCCTATTTTTGGGAAGTTTTTTAATGATATTCTCCAACAAATTCTAAAGGGCGCAGAGCAGAAACATATTGATAAGCTAATTTTAGATTTTAGAACTACAATTTTATCTAACAGTACAGATATTGCCCTTTTAGGCAACCCCACATCAGTAAAAACTTTAAATGAATATGTAACTCGAAAACCAAGAGCAGGTGAAGTATTAACTGAAATAGCAAAAGGAGCTCCTGTAGGAGTAAAAGCAGCAGTTAGATATAATGACTTACTTCACTTTTGGCAACTAGATAAACAACATAGTACTATAGTTCAAGGTGATAAGATTAAATGGATTTATTTAATTGACAATCCCTATAAAATTGAAGCAATTGGTTTCCTATCATTTGATGTTCCTGATAGAATGCGTAAATTCTTAAATGATTATGCTGATAGAAAAAAATCATTCGAAACAATTCTTCAATCTAAACTAGAAAATTTTTACACCGATCTAGGTTGGACTCTTAGCTTAAACCCTAACATTAATAAATTCTTCCAATTCCAATGATAACAAAAAACAAATTACAATCGATTATTTCTAAGTATTACCTTGGGGGTAAAGTAGAATCTGTTAAATGGAAAGTCAAGGATAGTAAACTTGATATTGATTTTATGGCACCTACTAAGGATATGATTGGTAAACTATCATGTAGTGACTTTTCTATGGTTAATGAGGGTGAAATGGCTATCTTTAACACAACACAACTTAATAGACTACTAAATGTATTAGCGGGTGATTTAATGCTTGATGCTTCTAAAACAAATAAAGTATTAACTAAACTTACTATTCAAGACGCTAAAGCTTCTATCAATTACTCATTAGCTGATCCTCTTATGATACATAAAGTAGGTGAGGTAGATGAAAATATCGAATGGAAAGTAGAAACAACACTTGAAAATGATGACTTCACTACGTTTGTACGAGCAGCCGCTTCAATTCAAGGGAATGAAATTGTTACATTAAGTGCTACTAGGGATACAATCGATACTCCTATTTTAAAGTTTACATTTGGTGAACGTATGGAATTTTCTAATAAAGTAGAATTTCATGTTAATGCTAACTTTATTGAGGGTACTCGAGAAGATAATAAAATTCCATTTAACAGTGAAATGTTAAGGGAAATATTTAGTGCTAATAAAAATTCTGATGAATGTAAATTAAGTTTTGCGGATGATGGATTACTTCGTTTAATTTTCACATCAGAAGATGAAAACACAAATACTACTTATTTCGTTGTACGGAAAGCAGATTATTAATATTTATCAATATGGCACAAATTAGTTCAACATACAATGATATAGGATACGCTACAGATCGTACTATGGAAATCATTAACGACACCTTTAGAAACAGTCTATCAGGAGTTGATTTTTTAGAAAAGCACATTGAAGGGGGATTAAGTAAATGGGTTCAAGATATAGATGCTTTTAAAGAAAAATATGAATTCCAAACTGAGTTTAATCAAATTAACCCTGCGGGAGTATTAGAGCTCCAACCTGAACTTTATGTTAGGTTAGCTATGGGATTAATGAATCATGCTCGATCACAAGGTGAATTTGAACAGCTTACTGATGAAGAATTTACTTCTCTAAAACAGGAATTTATAGATAATCCTGAGAATTTCCAATCCGCTAAACGAAGAGAAATTTCAATCAAATATGATAAAGAAATGAATGAAAGATTAGAAATTGAAAATTGGACTAAACGTCAATGGCAGCACAGAGCAGGAATTATAAAATGATTTTGCATTAAAAAATAAGTTTCGTATATTTATAGAAAATTCGGGTGAACCCTCAGGACGCCTAAGTTATGAGAATTAATTATTAACCGCTACCTTAGGGGGCACAAAAACGTAAAAAATGACACACGTAGATTTATTCAATCCGAGGTTTACTTCACCTCTAGACGTTCTAGTAAAGAACTTTTTCGACAAAGAAGCAATTTTTGACAAACCATCACGAACAAGCGTTACACATCCTATTGATGTGTATGAAGATGAAAATGGTTTAAATTTTGAGATCGCATGTACTGGACTAAGTAAAGACGATGTAGACATCTCAATTGAAGGTGATATCCTTAAAGTATCCTATGATAAAGGATCCGAACAACAATCCACAAAAGAAAAACGCTACTACCACTCAGGGGTAAAAAAGAGCAGCTTTGATTTAGGCTGGAAAGTAGCACGTCGATTTGATCTTGTAAAATCATCTGCCGAAATGGTAAATGGTTTACTTCAAATCCAAATCCCACTTGCTAACGAAGCAAAGCCAAAATACCTTAAAATTAAATAATAAAAAATTTGGAGTCCTGAAGATTCGTTCGTATATTTACGGGGTAAGGTTGCGACCGCAATCAAACGTAATTTAATTAATTTTTAAAAGGTTATGCAGTATATTAAAGATGCTATTTTAGGAGATTATTATATCGTTTTAGACGAATATAATTTCTCAGCTTACAAAGTTATCACTCCTGATAGCGGAATCCCTTACGACTCATGTGTAGGCCATTATAAGAACTTAAGTTCGGCCCTCAAACAAATCGCAGACAATACTATGAAAGGTAAGTCTTACGATAGTATTAAACAGTATATTAGTGAATATAAATCAATTTTAAACAAATTTAACGAAAAATTTTTATAATGGTAAAAGCATTATTTAACGCCGTCATTGTTAAACGCATTGACGAAGAAGAAAGCACATACGGAACAATCGTAGTGCCCGATATGGGAAAAGAAAAAAATATTAAAGGTGAAGTAGTCTCAGTAGGCCCTGGAACATATTCCTCAATGGGGCACTTTATTGAAACTACTCTTCAAGTAGGAGATATTGTACTTCTCCCACAGATGGGTCCTGTCAAAATGGATTACAAAGGAGAAGAACACCTTATTTGTCAAGAAAACCAAATTTTAGCAGTAATAGAAGAATGAGTAAAGTAATTAACTATGGGGATGATTCCCGTAAAAAACTAATTGGTGGAATTAACCAACTAGCCGATGCAGTAGTAACAACTTTGGGCCCTAATGGTCGAAATGTAGTTATCCAACATGATCAAGGAGTACCTCAAAGTACTAAAGATGGAGTAACAGTAGCAAAAGCAATTGAACTTGAAGATCAAGTGGAAAATGTAGGAGCACAAATGCTTAAGCAAGCCGCTATTAAAACTGCTGACCAAGCAGGTGATGGTACTACAACTTCTACTTTGTTGGCACGAGAAATTGTTAATGCCGCTGCTCGATATAGTGACAAAGGTCATAATATTGTAGAAATTAAGAGAGGTATTGACAAATGTGTTAAATCCCATGTAGAATACCTCCGTAACTTGTCTCAAGATATTTCAAGTGAAGATCAACTCCGCCAAGTAGCTACTATTTCAGCTAATAATGATGTAGAAGTAGGTGAACTTATCGCTACTGCAATGGAAAAAGTAGGTCGTGATGGGATTGTTTCTATTGAAGAATCACGTACTGGTGAGACTTACCTCGAAACAGTAGAAGGAATGCAGTTTGATCGTGGTTTTAAATCTCCGTATTTTGTAACTAACAATGATACTATGAGTACTACTCTTAAGGATACTGCAATTCTTTTTTATAATGGTCGCTTAACTCAAGTTAAAGACCTTCTTCCACTTCTAGAAAATTTATCCTCACAAGCTAAATCACTTCTAATCATTGCTGAGGATATTGAAGGGGAGGCTCTCGCAACTCTTATTGTTAATAAAATGAGAGGTAGTCTTAATGTATGTGCTGTTAAAGCTCCCGATTTTGGAGATCGACGTACTTTACTTATGAATGACATGGCTACACTTACGGGTGGGGTAGTTGTTGACAAGGATAAAGGTATGAAACTTGATAAGTTTGATCTTAAGTGGTTAGGTGAGTGCCGAACAGTAACTATTACTAAGGAAACAACCACTATGGTAGATGGTGCCGGAGATGAAGAAGCTATTAGTGAACTTTGTACTTCTCTCCAAAACCAAATTGGAAACTCAACTTCACCATTTGAAACCGAAAATCTCCAAAAACGTTTAGCTAAATTAGTAGGTGGAGTAGCAGTAATTCATGTAGGTGGAAATACTGAAACTGAAATGCGTGAAAAGAAAGATCGTGTTGATGATGCCCTTCAAGCTACTAAAGCAGCTATTGAAGAAGGAATCGTACCAGGAGGGGGATTAGCGCTTCTCCGCTCAGCTAAAGAATCTTCTTGTAATGTTGAAGGCTATGATGAAAAGCTAGGATGTCAGATCATGGAAGCGGTTTTACAAAGACCATTTGAACAAATTCTAATTAATGCCGGTTTAGAAAATTACCATGATATTAAACATGATGTGATGGCTTTCGAAGCTAAATCAATGGGGTATGATATTAGAACTAAACAATATGTAGATTTCCTTGAATCAGGAATTATCGACCCTACTAAAGTTACACGTTGTGCCCTTGAAAACGCTGCTTCTATCGCAGGTACTATTTTATTAACTGAATGTACAGTAGTAAATAATCCTGAAGATAAGGAAGAACCTCAACTTGGAGGTATGCCTGGGATGTTTTAAATTTAGATAATGTCTGGATTTGAAACAGTAGAACAGAAGCAACTCATCGCAAAGAGAGTTGCACCTGGAGATTCTTGGAGATTAGTGGACGACCCCCAGGGGGTCGTCCATTCTTCCCTTACTGAAACATTAGAAGCATATTTCCAAAAAACTCGATTTAATGCTGCTTTTTATTTAGACCCCATTGGGAGTGCTTTATATTCAGTAGCTAGAGTTGAGATTGAAATTAAACCCGAACCAATTAAAACATTTGACTTTTATGGAGATGGCTACGAATAATTCCCTTTGGGTCGAGAAATACAGGCCAACCACACTGGATAATTACATAGGTAATGAGCACCTTAAAGGTGTTATGGCTAAGAACATATCTGAAAATGATATGAACAATATGATTTTTTATGGCCCAAGTGGCACAGGTAAAACTACACTTGCTAAGCTATTAGTTAAAAATCTTAACTGTGATTATCTCTATATTAACAGCAGCGACGAAAGGGGTATTGAAACTATTAGAGACAAAGTATCAGGATTTGCTAGTACAATGTCTTTTAAACCCCTTAAGGTGGTTATTTTAGATGAGGCTGATTTTTTAACAATCCAGGCTCAAGCTTCACTTCGAAATGTTATCGAAACATTTTCTAAAAGTACACGATTTATTTTAACTTGCAATTATGTAGAGCGTATCATTGATCCTCTCCAATCACGTTGTCAAGTACTTAAAATTGTACCTCCTAGTAAAGGTGAAGTAGCAAAACATATTTTTAATGTTTTATCTAAAGAGAATGTACAACATAGTACTGACCATCTTAAAGATTTAATAAATCAATACTATCCTGATGTACGTAAGATGCTCAATGTATGTCAAATGTCTTCTAAAGATGGTGAGTTAGAACTAGATAAACAAACACTTGTATCAAGCAATTATGTTGATAAAGTAATTGAATTATTGCCTAATAAAAAGTCATTTAAACAAATTAGACAGGTTATCGCCGATTCCAATGTAAATGATTTTGAAGCGCTGTATAAAACGCTATATGAACGTATGGACGAATATACATCACGTCCTGCTGAAGCGATTATTATTATTGAAGAATATATGTACCATTCAAATTTTCGAATTGATAAAGAAATCAACATTGCAGCATGCATTGCTAAATTACTAGAAATCTCAGGAAAAATTGTTATATAAAGACCTAATAGAATTTGGAGATCGGAAATTCTTATTGTATCGTATGATAAGAGAAACAGAAAAAATCCAACCCGATATCCTTAAAGAACATTGGCGTTGTGATACAGTATTAAAAAAAGAAAACATATATTACTTTTGTAATGAAATTAAAGAAACAGAATATGAAGAAATCAGAAATGACCCCCCAACAACCTCAAATTGATTTGAGTAAAACAACCTCTATCCCTAATGGATCAGGAGGTGAGGTATTTAAACAAGGATTTATTATGCGTAAAGTATCCCGCTTCATTACAGGTGGAGATGAAGACGCAGTAATGCCTATCCCCGTATTCTATGATGGAGCAACAGGCAAAATCCTTAAAGATACTTTACCACCTGAAATTCGGGAGGATTATGACACTATTTAATCGTGAATTTATTTGATTGGTTAAAAGAGCTGACAGGCAAAAAACGTGATTGGGACTCCTTTTCTGATAAGGAGAAGGAGTCCTTTGTCCCGTATATGGTTAATCGTTTTTTATCTATGAATCAACCCTTTGTTGAGTTAGTAAACTATGTTCAAACTATACCTTATACTGAAAAAGAAAAATATTACACAGTATATTGTGGTTTACTACCTAAGCAAAATGTTTGGCTTAAATATATAAAATCAAAAATGAAACAGCCTAAAGTAGAATTAGTAGAGGCACTAGCTAAAATGTATGAGTGCTCTACTCGTGAAGCAGCAAATATGGTAATTGTTATGGATAATAATGATTTAGAAGAAATGCTTTACAAAGCCGGATACCAAGATAAAGAAATAGCAAATATGTTTAAGTAATGGACAGTATAGTAAAATCAGTTTTAAAACAATTTACCGAACGAGCAGAGTTTGGTAAGAAAAAATATGGTGTTGACTTAGACAGAGAAGATTTAGTATTCGGTGAATGGGTTACTCATATGAAAGAAGAACTTATGGATGCCATACTTTATTTAGAAAAATTAGAAAAGTTATATGGCAAAGAAGCCCCAAATACTCAAGGAGATACAAAATAAGGAATTGCCTGAGGTAAATTACGCTTACCAAAAGACTATTTCTTACTCCCAAATGTCAATGTATAGGAGTTGCCCTCACAAGTGGGAACTTCAATATAAAGAAGGACATTATAATAATGATCCTAACATTCATTTTACTTTTGGAACCTCGATGCATGAGGTAATTCAGGAGTGGCTTACTGTTTTATATGAAGAATCTTCACTCGTAGCAGATGATATGGACTTGGAAGGACTATTCCAAGAAAAATTCATAAACCTCTACCAACAAGAATATAAAAAATTTAAAAATACCCACTATTCATCCCCAGAGGAGCTTAGAGAGTTTTTTGAGGATGGAGTAGCAATTCTTAATTTTCTTCAAAAGAAACGTAGTACTTATTTTAGTAAACGAGGATGGCACTTAGCTGGTATCGAATTACCTATCGTGATGAACGTTGGTAACAATTTGGTATACAAGGGTTTTATTGATATGGTATTATACCATGAACCCACAAACAAATTTTATATCTACGATATAAAAACGTCAAGAAGTGGATGGAACGATAAAGCTAAAAAGGATGAAACTAAGCAAATGCAGTTAGTCCTTTATAAAAAGTTTTTTAATGAGCAGTATGGCATCCCACTTGAAGATATAGAAGTTGAATTCTTCATAGTTAAAAGAAAAATATGGGAAAATAGTGATTTCCCTATATACAGGGTACAACTCCATAAACCTGCTGCAGGACGAAATAAACTTAATAAAGCAGATCAAATCTTAGAAGAATTCATTAAAGAATGCTTTACCCCTAAAGGTAAGTACCAAGAAAAAGAACATCCTAAAATAGTATCCCCTTTATGCAAGTGGTGTGCTTTTAATAATAATAAAGAATTATGCGATAAATCATAATAATTCCTGACTCCGTACATACTTATATCCAACAAACATATAAAAAATATTATGAGTAAAAAAGATTTAACATTAACAAGCGTAAAAGTCCAAAGCGGCTTATTTGAAGAATTTAAGGTGTCATGTGTAAGACATAAATTTTCACTACAAAAACTTGCCGACCGAGCTATTCATTTGTATCTTACAGATGAGGATTTTAAACGGCAAATCCACAACCACAACAATTTAGATTTATAATAGAAAATGAAAAAAGGTTATATACCAAAAGATCAACGAAAGAAAATTTTGTTGATGTGTGACGATATTAGAACACATTCTGGAATTGGGACTGTAGCAAGAGAAATAGTAGTCCACACGGCCCACCATTTTAACTTTGTTAACATAGGAGCTGCAATCCAACACCCTGAAGCAGGAAAAAAGTTAGATATTAGTGAGGATACTAGTAAAGAAGCAGGAATTGAGGATGCTTCAGTAATCATTTACCCAACTAACGGTTATGGATCCCCATCACTAGTCCGCCAGATGATAGCAACCGAAAAACCTGATGCTATTTTTATCATAACTGATCCCCGATATTGGACTTGGCTATTTCAAATGGAAGGAGAAATTAGAAAACAAATCCCGATCGCTTACTTAAACATTTGGGATGACTACCCAGCCCCACGTTATAATGAATCTTTCTATGAGTCATGTGATTTGTTAATGGGTATCTCTAAACAAACAGTCAATATTAATAGGTTGGTTTTAGGAGATAAAGTACAAGATCGTATTTTAGAATATGTACCCCATGGTTTAAACCATAACACATTCAAACCCCTAGAAAAAGATAATACTGAATTAGTAGAATTTAAAAAGAATTTGTTTGGAGGTAAAGAATTTGATTTTGTTTCATTCTTTAACTCAAGAAATATTAGACGTAAGCAGATACCTGATACTATTTGGGCATTTACACAATTTGTAGATAAATTACCTTTAGAAGAGGCTAAAAAATGTGCTTTAGTACTTCATACTCAAAAAGTAGATCCTAACGGTACTGATCTTCCTGCAGTAGCAGACATGCTTTGTGGTGATGATGAAAGATATAATATTATCTTCTCTGAAGATAGACTTACCCCACACCAAATGAATCTACTGTACAATAGTACTGATGTCCAGATTCAACTTACTTCTAATGAAGGATGGGGTCTTAGTCTAACTGAAGCTATATTATCAGGTAATCCTATAATTGCTAATGTTACAGGAGGGATGCAAGACCAAATGAGATTCACAGATGAAAAAGGATTATGGTTCACACCCGATGAAAATATCCCCTCAAACCACAGAGGTACCTATAAAGAATGTGGACCTTGGGCATTCCCAGTCTTCCCAACAAGTATCTCAATTGTGGGTTCACCTCAAACTCCCTACATTTTTGATGATAGATGTGAAGCAAGTGATGCTGCGAATCAAATCATGGAAGTTTACAACCTAGACCCTGAACGTAGAGAGGCTATTGGCTTAATGGGTAGAGAATGGGCTATTGGAAACGAAGCGGGTTTTACATCTGAAAAACAAGGTGAAAGAGTTATAGAAAATGTTGATAAACTTCTAGAAACTTGGCAACCCCGATCCCAATATGAGTTGGTAAAATCCACTCCACTTAAAAAGAAAGTTGCACAACATAATTTAGTATATTAATGAAACCAATGTTTATAGTAAGCTGTCCTATTGATACGTACAGCGGTTATGGAGCTCGAGCTAGAGACTTTGTAAAAGCCCTTATTGAATTAGATGAATATGATGTTAAAGTTTTACCTCAAAGGTGGGGAGAAACCCCATGGGGGTTTATTGAAGCCCACTCCGAATGGCATTTCCTTACTCCCCATCTTCTCCCTGTAGGTAATCAACTTCCAAAACAACCCGAAATTTGGTGTCAAATAACTATCCCAAATGAATTCCAACCAGTAGGTAAATTTAATATCGGATTAACCGCTGGCATTGAAACTACGGGATGTCACCCTACATGGATAGAAGGATGTAATCGAATGGATTTAATTCTAGGCTCATCTACTCACAGTATTGAAGTATTAAAAACAATTAAATTTGAACAACGTAACCAACAGACTAATGAAGTAATGGGTCAATATGGCTTACAAAAACCTATTGAAGTATTAATTGAAGGTGCTGATTTAGAAACCTACCAACCTAAAAAATCTAACTTTGATTTAGATCAGGTTGAGGAAGAATTCGCTTACTTATTTGTAGGACATTGGATGCAAGGTAACATAGGAGAAGATAGAAAAAATGTAGGACTATTAGTTAGGTTATTCTTCGAGGCATTTAAAAATAAAAAGAAAACCCCTGCTTTAATCTTAAAAACTACAGCTGTAGGAACCTCCTATATGGATCGAAATGAAATTCTTAATAGAATAGACATGATCCGTAATTCAGTAGAGGATGCTCGCACTCTACCTAATATATATCTTCTACAGGGTGAATTTACTAATGAGGAAGTAAATGATTTATATACTCATAATAAAGTAAAGGCTATGGTTAACCTAACTAAGGGTGAAGGGTTTGGTCGTCCCCTTTTAGAATTTAGTTTAAGCAAAAAACCTATCATCACTACTAACTGGTCGGGGCATACCGATTTCCTCTCAAATGAATTTACATCCCTCCTCCCAGGCAAATTAACAAATATTCACCCTAGTGCGGTTGCTAAAGATATTATTATGGAGGAGTTTCAATGGTTTAGTGTAGACAATAACGCTGTAATTCTAGCTCTTAGGGATGTATTTACTAATTATAAAAATTATAAAGAAAAAGCAACTCGACAGGCATATAAGAGTCGTACTGACTTTAGTTATGAGAAAATGGTAGAACAATTAAAAGGTTATTTAGGCCAATATGTTCCTGAATTTCCTAAAGAAGTCAAATTAGAACTTCCTAAATTAAATTTACCTAAACTTAAAAAAATAGAAAATGATAAAGGATAAATTAGAAATATGTTCACGTTGCGGGAGTGATGCTTGCTACGAGAATAATTTAGGGGCCGATTATAAAGTTTACATGTGTTATGGGTGTGGTTTTACTACTAATACTTTAATGACTGAAGATAGTGAATTTTTAGAGGAACAACTAGAAGTATTACCTGAACTTTATAAGGATTTAGTTTACGTAGATGATGATGGATTAAATTGGATCCCATCTACCGTAAGCCTTCCTGAAAAAGGAATGATTTTTATAAATGGTAAGTCATCTGAGGGATGGGAATGGTCGTCATGCCCCGCTAAAGAACTTACAGAAGAAGAACTGTCCAAATTTCCTGAAGGAACTACCCATAAAATGGACATGGGAAATGTAAAACTTTTCAATGAGCGTGATTTTATTGGAGCTATGGATTATATTGGACTGTTCACTAACCCCGAATAATGACACTAAGCTACGCTATACCAGTATGTAATGAATGGATACAATTAGAATATCTATTAAACTATCTATTCAAAAATAAACGAAATCAAGATGAAGTTGTAGTACAATGTGACAAAGGGAATACCACATCTTCAGTTTATCAAGTACTCAAACAATTCTCAGATTATAAACAACTTAAAGTAATTGAATTTCCTTTAAATAAAGATTTTGCTTCATTTAAAAATAATCTTAAAGACGCTTGTAATGGAGATTACATCTTTCAAATAGATGCCGATGAATATCCTGACGACTACTTAATGGCTACTGTTGAAGAGGTTATTAAAATGAATGACAGTGTAGACATATTTTGGGTGCCACGAATTAATAAAGTAAATGGATTAACCCAAGAACATATTGATAAATGGAGATGGAATGTAACCCCTGATGGCCGAGTTAACTTCCCAGATTACCAATGCCGTATCCTTAAAAATGTTAAACGTATTAAATGGGAAAATAAAGTTCATGAGGTACTTACAGGTCATAAATCCGAATCTCACCTCCCAGTTAATGATGAATATTGTTTAATCCACCTTAAGGATATCAAACGTCAAGAAAAACAAAACGAATTATATAGTAAGATATGAAAAACGTATATGACATTACTGATGAATTTGAACAACAATTAGCAAACTATACAGGAGCTAAATATGTTGTAACCGTAGATAATATGAGTAACGGTTTATTCCTTGCTTTATACTATGAGAACCATGTTAAAAAAAGCATTGCTGGTAAAGTAAGCATCCCTTGCAGAACCTACCCTTCAGTACCGTGTGAAATTATCCATGCGGGTTTAAAAGTAGAATGGGAAGAGGTTGAAGGAAAGACACTAACAGGAGCTTACCAACTAAAGGGATCTAATGTATGGGACTCCGCTCTAACATTTACCGCAGACATGTACAAACCTAAAACACATATGTGCATTTCATTTACAGGTCCCTATAAACATTTTAAACTGTCTAAAGGAGGGGCTATATTAACCGATAATCACGAAGCATATTTATGGTTTAAACGTGCCCGATACTCAGGTAGACGTGAGTGTTCCTATCATGATGATAATTTAGATATGTTAGGTTGGAATTTTTATATGATGCCCGAATTAGCAGCTCGAGGTTTATTATTAATGGGTCAGTTCTACAATATGGATGGTACTAAAAAACATAATGAAGACTTAAAATTACCATACCCAGATTTGTCTAAGTTTAAAATTTATAACAAATGAAAAATAATATAGTTTTAATAGGTGGGGGGAATCAGGCACATTACACTATTGATATTATTCACAAAGAAAATAAGTATAATATTGTAGGTATTATAGATTCAATTCATGAAGTTGGGAGTGATAGGTTTGGTTATAAAGTTTTAGGCCGACAAGAAAACTTAAAAGACATAATAGAAAAATATAACATACATGGCGGAATTATATCTATAGGTGATAATTGGATAAGACACTTAGTATCCCACCAGATAAAAAATTTAATACCTTCTTTTGTATTTGTAAACGCACTCCACCCTTCAGTGATAATAGGTGAAAATGTAGAAATCGGTGAAGGTATAGTTATGATGGCGGGATGTATAATCAACCCCAAAGCTAAAATAGGTAACTTTACTTTTTTTGCTACGGGGGCACAAGTGGAACATGATTGTAACATTGGTGATTACTCTAGCATATCTGCGGGTTCTGTAACGGGTGGTTACGTAACTTTAGGAAAATACTCTGCAATTACTTTAGGTGTTACTGTATTAGATAGATTAAATATAGGTGAAAACACGGTAGTGGGTGCCGGGAGTTTAGTTTTAAAAAACTTACCCAACGATGTATTAGCATATGGTAACCCTTGTAAAATAATTAGGAAAAGAGAAGAAAAAGAAAAATTTTTAAAATGAAAAAACAAAATATTTTTGAATTAAAAACAAAAGGTTATACCATTTTAAGAAAATGGGTTTCTAAAGAATGGTTAAAAAAAATAAATGAAGTTTTACCAAAATCATTCAAAGAACATAAAAAAATTAGACAAAATAATAATAATGGTATAACGTCCGATGGTGTTGCTATGAATGTACTAGCTAGTGATGATATATTTATAGATTTTCTGCAAGAAATGATAGATAGGGGTTTAATTGGATCTTTAGAAAAAAATTATTTTGGTGGGAAATGTATATTAAATTCCTTTTCTGCCCTAAGTAATATAAAATCCGAATCTGACTTATTTTACAAAAAAGTACATAGAGATATAAGAGGCTACTCAGATAAAATTCCTTTATTGTTAAATGCTTTAGTTATGGTAGATGATTTTACTATTGAAAACGGTGGTACTTTATTATTACCCTACTCACATTTAATAGAAGAAAAACCAACAAAAAAGTTCTGGGAAGATAACTGTGTACCCATGACAGGTAGTCCGGGGGATATAATTTTATGGAACTCTAACATATTTCACGCATCAGGAATAAATAAAACAACACAAATTAGAAGGGCTTTACCAATAACCTTTTCATTACCATATTATAAACAACTTTTAGATTATCCTAGAGCTTTAGGATATAGAAGGAAAGAAGAATTTCCTGAAAAAACACAACAAATATTAGGATATCACTCAAGAGTCCCCTCATCAATAAACGAATGGTATTTACCTACAAGTAAAATAACTTATAAATAATGAAATTAGGAATATTAATAGCTACCTATCAAAAATCTGATGGTTCAACACCTTTTTTACTTAAAAGAGCAATTGAAAGTATTAAAAATCAATCTCATCAAGATTTCACATTAATTATTATTGGAGATAAGTACGAGGATAATGATGAATTTGAAAGCATATGTAATGATAAAGATCTAGAAGGTAAAATCCTTTATAAAAATTTACCTTATGCTAAAGAAAGGGAAAAATACTCTATAGATAGTAGAGAATTATGGAGTTCAGGAGGGGTAAATGCTCGCAATATAGGTGTTGATGTTGGTTTAAATCTAGGATTAGAATACCTTTGCCATTTAGACCATGATGATTATTGGCACCCTCAACACTTAGAAGTAATTAACCATGCTATTGAAACTACTCAAGATGCTTCATTTATTTGTACCTGTTCTACTTACTTTAATTCACATAGGCCTCAAGTTAAGCTTACCAATGAAATTATCCCACTAGAGGTAAAGCCAGGAGAACAAATACACTCTTCAGTCTGTATAAATCATAAATTAATCCCTTTAAAGTATCGAGATGTATACGAAGAAACAGGAAAAGAGTATGCGGCAGATGCCGATATGTGGGAGAGGGTAGGAGAATATGTAAAACAAAATAATTTAAAAACCTATTTAATAACATCTTTAACGTGCTTCCACCCAACAGAAGGAATAAATTTAAAAAACTAAAAATGATAAAACATGTTTGTGTATTTTTTATATATAATAATATAGAACATATAATTAAAAGTTTTGAAAGCATTCAAAAACCAAATATAGATTACTTTATTATTGAAAATAAAAGTGAAAATAGTAATCAAATTCAAGAATATTTTTCTACTAAAAATTTAAAGGGATATATTCAATTTAAAGAAAATATTACTAATAATGCTATAGAAATATTTTTAAAAGATTATAAAGAATTATTACTAAAATATGATTACATTACTATTACTGATGGAGATCTAGAAGTAGAGGACATTGATTCTACCTTTAAAGAAATAATTAAAAATCTGAATTTAGAAAATATAGGAGTTTCTTGTGTGGATTTGACCCTAGATAATTTCCCGTATCACATTCCTAACTCAAATACTTGGTTACCCTCTAACTGTATTACTACTAAAGAATATATTGAATGCTCTACGGGAGGACATCTAATGACTTTAAAAAAAGAAAACATAGAATTATTCTACAGCGGAAAGTTTATAGATAGCGCGATCGCCTCCAGAACCAAATCCCAGAATTTAAAATGGGTTAAAACTAAATTAAACAAAGCCTACCATTTAACATGGGATTTATATGTTAAAGGAAACCCCTATTATGAGTTTAAAATTCAAAATATAGACCACATTTGGAATCACTCAAGTATTAGCCCTTATTTAAAAATAATATGAAAATAATCTATAGAATATCAGATACCGGTTATAACAAAATCAAACCTAACTATATAGGTAATGAACAATGTCTAAAAAATGCTACTGAAGTATTTAAGAACGTTAATTGGTTAGTTATAGCAGATAACATTTCTAAAGAGACGGAAAATATGGTTCGTAAGTATGTTGCTGAGGATTGTATTGAGTATGTTTCTAGGGGTCATGGGGCAGGTACTTTCAATTTAGCATTAGATGAAGCATTAAAATACGATGATAATGAAATAGTTTATTTTATTGAGAATGATTATTTACACAAACCCGAATCACAAAAAGTATTAGAAGAAGGATTTAATTTAGGAGCCTCATTCGTAGCATTGTACGACCACCCAGACAAGTATTTAGATCCTTCTGAAGGAGGTAACCCATATTGTGTTGGAGGTGCAGAAGATACTAGAGTTTATTTAACTGACTCTTGCCATTGGAAAATTACCAATTCAACAACAATGACTTTTGCTGCTAAAGTATCAACTTTAAAACGGGTTGAACCCCTACTCCGTAAACATACCAACACTTCTCATCCTAATGATTTTCAAATGTTCTTAGAACTTAGATCTAACGATGAATTATTACTAACCCCTCTCCCGGGCTATGCTACACATGGAGAGACCGCTTGGCTATCACCCTTAACAAATTGGAATAAAATATGATTTCAGTAATTATACCTACTTACAAAGAACCCAAATATCTAGACCTATGCCTCAAGTCTATATTTGAAGGTCAAGATAATGCAAATGAAGTTATTGTTGTAGTTGATGGATTTTATGAGTTAAACAAACCCACACTAGACAAATATCCAGACGTAAATGTACTCGATTTAGGGGACAATCAAGGCTTATCAGTAGCTACAAATTGGGGGGTTTATAATGCTACTAATGATTACATTTTAGTAGTAAATGATGACAATGTATTTCCTAAACACTGGGATACTAAATTAGAACCCCATCTACGTAAAGGCAGAGTAGTATCCCCAAATCAAATTGAACCTTCACCTTCAATGTTTAAACAATTCCATATCAAGAATTTAGGTGAAACTGTAGAAGAGTTTGATTTATATAAATTTTGGGAATATGAGGAAACATTGTCTAAGAATCCTGATGCATCGGGTTCAACCCTCCCATTTGCTATGTATAAGTATGATTACTTGGCAGTTGGGGGTTGGGATATAATGTACCCTTCACCTCATGTTGTTGATTGGGATTTCTTCTTGAAATGTGAATACTTCGGATTGGAAATGCTCCGTGTATATAAACACTTTTACCACTTTGCCAGTATATCAACTCGCAAAACCCCCGAACAAAACCTTCAATCAAATCAAAAAGAACAATTAGCACATCAATTCTTTACTAATAAATGGGGGAAACCAGCTCAGCACAATCCTCAAAATAATTCAAAGTTATTAGATTTTTAGATATTTATAAACATGGGACGGAAGAAAAAAACACGAGAAATCCTTACACTAGAGATTCTCTATGATGAAAAGGAAGAATTAGACGAACTTATTGGAAGTCAAGATTTCCATCAATTATTACTAGATGAAGCCGTTAAAGTAATAGAAGAATCTATAAAAAATAAACAAAAAGAAGTTAAATTATTTTCAATCTCTAATTTAGATTGCTTTGTTATTTTAGAGAAATCTAACTTTCCTAAAGTATTAAGTAAAGCTATAGAATTTTATGAGGGGAGAGAAGATTATGATAAGTGTGCTGAATTAGTTAAATTAAAAAAAAAGGTTAATGAAACAAAGAAAGGAAATAAAAGAAGTACTTGAAAAAATCTTAGGATCCACCCTTACTACCCATTCAGAAAATCTAAGTGAAGAGGATAAACTAAAAGAAGAATTTCTAAAAACAATAGACCTATTTGAGGAAGTTTGGAAACGCCAAGATAAATTAGACATAGAACTAGGGATTGACTTTGGTACTTATGATGATAAGTTTTTTAAAATCATAGAAGGTTTTATATACTTTAGTTTTGACCCTGTAGCTGCTGGAGCAATCTTATTTTATGTTTACTCCAGATACGATATGGAAGGAAATCTTATACCTTTTATAGATGATGAGGGTGAAGAATACCTAATGGCTAATGCCGATGATTTATGGGAATATTTGTTAGATCTTACAGACAAATTAATGAGCACATAACCACATGCCTAAAGCGAAGCCATTAAGTAAACAGCAGATTCTAGGCGCTGTAAACAAGACTAAATCGAACCGTGCGGCGTCAAGGTACCTAGGTGTTTCCTACATCCATTATAAAAAATGGGCTAAAAATTATGATGCCACTGAAGAAGGACATGAAAATTTATTTGAACAACATAAAAACCAATCAGGTAAGGGCATACCTAAATTTTTAAATGGTGGTAAGAAAACACCTGCTATAGTAGATATTATAGAAGGTAGAATTGACCCATCTCATTTTGATGCTTCTAAAATTAGAGATAAACTAATTGCTGAGGGGTATTTAGATGAATGTTGTAGCCATTGTAACTTTAATGAACGAAGAGTATTAGATTATAAAGTACCTCTTATAATGCACTTCCAAGATAAAAATAAAAAAAATTATAAATTGGATAATGTAGAATTACTTTGTTATAATTGTTATTTCCTCCAAGTAGGGAACATATTTAATGACGTACAAATCCAAGGAATGGAAGAACATAAAACACCAAACGAAAGTAAGGTGGATTGGAAGATTGATAACTACCATATGCAACGTTTAAAAGAACTTGGGTTAGAAGATAGTGATGAAGATGAACTTGATTTAATTTCTAGAATATAAAAGATATGAACACAGTTTTAGTAAATAAGATATTTGAAGCAGTCACTACGGACAAACATAAAATATTAATGAGTAAAGAGGTAGTAAACTCAATAAAACATAATAAAATATGTAAAGTTCACCTATTTGGTGATGTATACCTTGAAACTAGAAAAGAAGATTATAAGGAGATAATACAAAACTATCTCCCAATTTTATTAGATAAAGAGGAATATGAAATTTGTAATGAATTAAAATCCTTAAAACTAATATGAAAAAAAATAAAATAAAATGGACAATTTCGATTTAAAAAAATATTTAGCTGAAGGCCGTTTATTTGAAGAGGATAATATTGATATTTCTGTTTTAGATAAATTAGATGATGAAATTAAAAAGGCATTAGAAGCTGCCTCTAAGGAAGAAGCCCCTACAAATGAAATAGTAGGACTTACTACAGTAGCTTTAGTTATCGCAATACCGGGCATTGTAAATGCTATAACCAAAGTTATAAAAGTTTTAGCTCAAAAATCGGGTATTCAATTAAAAAAAGAAGATCCTAAATGGTATGAAGTTTTAGAAAAAGTAACAGATAAAATAGATGATTATTTAGATACACCATTTAATTTTATATTAAAACCTTTTGTTAAAGACTCAATTAAAAGAGCAAAATATGCTAAAATATTAAAAGCAGTAACTTTAACCTTAATGTCTATATCTGCCCTAGCAGATCCTTCTAAAATTAAAGATACAACCTCATTAATTAAAAGTTTAGCCCCTGATATAGGTGGAGAGTTAATACAAGCTATTGGTGAAAAAAATGCTTCTAAAATCGGACAATTATTGAAAGTAGCTTTTAATAATTTAAAATAAATAAAATTGATATGAAAAAGAAACGCAAACATCAAAAATTAGTAACTGATTACGAGAATCAAAAAAGCAAACATCTCGAAAAGTTAGCTAACTCCATGTTGGAGAACGATGAAAAGATGCGTAAATTTAAGGATAAATTAATAGACGATAAATTTCTAGATCTATTTTAAAGTGGCTTACGTAAAACAAATAAAAGTAGAAACCTACACAGAATTTTTAGCTATGGCTAAAAGTAAAGATTTTATGATTTCTAAAACAATAGTAGAAACTATACTAGATAACTTAAAAACTCGAAAAAAAAACATACCGGTATTTGAAGTTGAAGTTGATGATGAAGGTAATACTTACACCTTATCAATGGCTAGAGATGAATTTCAAGATATATTAGAAAAGAACTTAGTCCACTTCGAGAACGAAGAGGCGTATGAAGGGTGTCAAAAAATTATAGAAGCAATCAATTATTTAAAAACCAAAAATGGCAAAGTCAATTAATGCATTAGAGCATGCATCTGAAGGTAAAGTGAGTCGACCTGGTATTCACTCAAAAACAAAAACCAGCAAACATAAGAAGTCTAAAAATTACAAAAAAGCCTATAACGGTCAAGGAAAATGAGTAAAACAAGCACTCACCAACGTTTACAAACTCTTAAAGAGTGGGACAAGTGGATGGAAAATGAAAACCCACAATACAAAGAACGTAAAAAGCGTAAGCCAAAACGTTCTGAAATCCCATTCATCGATGACGAAGAAATTGATTTCTCCCAATATGGGGTATAATCAAGAGTCATCAAGTATAGAAAATGCTATAAACACTATTCCTGAAGAGGATTTAGTGTTTATAGCTACCTATAATCCTCTAGTATTTAAACAAATGTGTTTAATGCTGTCTCTTGAAAAGCAACTTAATATTGAAGGTAAATCTTTTCCAAACTCCGTCATGTTAGAAACTAGGAAGTCTGAAAATAAATTCGTATCTTCATGGTATAAGTTTAAGCAATGGCTATATTCAGGTTTTATAAAGATGGGGTTAAAGAAATAATTGTTCAAGACTCCTCGGCATTTACATTTGTTCCTGATGGTAAAACTAAATCCTACTCGGTAACACGAGTGGTTTATTACCATAAACATTGGATGCCACCTTCACTTGTAAATGTTGACGACAAAAAATATATCATACCCACTTGGACTGAAGTTCACCCTTCAACAACATTAACTGATGTGGTTTGGAAGAAACCTGAGGTAAAACAACCCGTTAAAGAATCTAAAACATTCCCATCAAAAAGCGATCCAACTATTACGTACAAAGCAACACGTACTACTTACCCATCAGGGGAAGTAAAACACTATTGTAACTGTCCCGGTAAATGGAGAGCAAAAAGTGGAATGTGTAAACATTTAAAATCCTTCGCATAAAGATGTGGGATCTGGAAGATTCGTTCGTATATTTACAGGGTAAATAAGTGATAAAAAAAGATATGGCCGGATGGTGAAACTGGTATACACGATCGACTTAAAATCGATTGCCTAAACAAATGGCGTGCGGGTTCGATCCCCGCTCCGGCTACTAGACATAAAGGAAAATATGTTTTGACATATCTACCAATATGTATAACCATGAAATACGATACAAATAAAACTAATACCTGGAAGAAAAGTGGAATAAAACCTAAAGACATACCTAAAGCAGAGTTTATTAAAGTATGTAATGAACATAAAACAATGGCTCAAGCAGCAGCAGAATTAGGGTTACATTTTACTACATTTAAAAAATACGCCAAATTATATGAATGTTATAATCCAAACCAAGCAGGTAAGAATATAAATAAAGATATGTCTTCAAAGCGGTTTGAAAATTTAGAAGATTATGCAACAAGACAATCAGCAAGAAAGTGGATTTTAAAGGATAAATTATTAGATTACGAGTGTAAAGAATGTGGAATAAAAAAATGGAATAAAAAAGAAATTAGCCTTGAATTGGATCATATCAATGGAAATGGACATGATCATCGGTTAGAGAATTTAAGATGGCTTTGTCCCAATTGTCATTCTCAAACCAAAACATTTCGAGGTAAAAATATTTAATATGCACCTGTAGCTTAATTGGATAAAGCAACGCACTTCTAATGCGTAGAGTTTGAGTTCGAGTCTCAACAGGTGTACTAGTTGTTTATTGATATGCACCTATAGCTCAGTTGGTAGAGCAGCAAACTCATAATTTGTCGGTCCTAGGTTCAAGTCCTAGTGGGTGCACATATTGTCTGGTATCTCCTCAAGCTTATACCTTGTTGAAAGAGTAACTGGTTACATGAGGGTTCAATCCCCTCCCAGACGACATATGATCTCTTAGCTCAGTTGGTTAGAGCATCTCACTTTTAATGAGAGGGTCCTGGGTTCGAGCCCCAGAGGGATCACATAATTGAATGAATGGATATTTATAGTGAACTGTTAAAATGCAATATTTGCCTGACCCTGCCTTTGAAAATAACCCTTATTTAACCAATTACCCAGGTATAAATAGTAACTTGGATGAGGGGTTAGTAGGAATGACTCACCAATGTGATAATCCAAACCCACCACCATGGTGTGAAAATTACAATGTACCTATTGATGTTGGTCCTTTAGGGTTGGCTGCATCAATATTTTTTTGTATATTATTATTAATTAAGAGAAATGAAAGTAGGACAAGCAATAGAATTTTACCTATTTGGAGGTAAAGAAAAAGGTACTCTATCTCAGAAAAATGATGATGGAACTTGGAATATTGAGGTGTATGATGTAACTTACCCTAAAGTACAGACATTCAAAAAATTGCCTAAGAAAAAATCAGACATACCACCTTGGTATATTTTAAAATAATAAAAAGTAAACATATTACATCATTACTTTTCATATCTATTGAATATTTATACCCAAATATACTACAATGAGTGGCATTCAATTCGCAGCATCTAATCCTCCATCTCCTTCTTTTCAAAAAGGATCAGACAATTTTTATATAGGTCCAGGTGCAGGACCTACATCAGTTACTGGATTTTTTAACGGTATTGACCCCCCCGCAGGAGGATTTGCTGTTATGGAAAATAAAGCAACCCAAGGCCCTAGTATTCGCCTCTTTGAAAATACTTCCTCTTTAAATGATTTTTTAGGGCTCAGGTATGATCAAGGAAATACGATTTATGAAAACCTTCAAAACATTACTGGAAGTGATAACATAGCTGTTATTAATTTAATTCCCGAATGGATCAGTTTATCTGATTTATACTACCATTTTGATGCCGGCTTCCTTCCATCGTACATGAGTGGAAGTAGTACATGGTACAACTTATCTCCAGGAAATAATTCCACACTTTTCGGTACAATTAGACCTGCCGCAGTTGCCAATATATTTGACCCCGCAGACAGTGGATCTCTTGTATTTAATGGTTCAAATCGCGATGTTGATATGAACCTAACAAATAATAGTAGATTTCAATCTTCATTTACACTTTCATTCTGGGTTGACAATAACGGGAATACAAATAGTGGTAGAATCCTTGATAAAGCTGATGCCGTAACTGGAACAGGTCATAATGGCATCAGTGTTTATACTGCGGTAGAAGGGACCGGACGATTTACAGTATATACTGTAATAGATAATACCATTACCAAATTTGATGCTAACGTATTTGATGATGGGGAATGGAATAAGGTAGATATAGTATTCACTAATACAGATATTACACTTTATAAAAACGGGGCAAGTGGTCAAGTTAAGACTAACTTATCAAATTTATCAAATATTACAGCTGCCAATCCTTTATATATAGGAAGCCACGACGCAACATCAAATTTTTATAATGGAAAAATAGCAATAGCTTCAATGTATACACGTGCCTTGAGTGGTATTGAAATTAACTCTAACTATAATCTTCAAAAAGTTAGATTTGGAATTACGTAATTAAAATTTAAATAAAAAATGAAAAAGTTATTATTAATGGTTATGATAGCAGGTCTAATGGCTTGTAATGCTACCGAAGAATGTTGTATCACTGTTCAACCTCAAGATGCAAATGATTTGCCTTTTGATATTGATTCAATTACAAATGTAAGACAATTATTAGATTCACTTAATGAAGTTCCCCAAACTCATTTTTGATGAATTCTTGTATAATAATTACATCCCATTTAAGCAACCCTCACAAAGAACAGATAGCCCTTGAATTATTAGATTTTCTTAAGGATAAAAATTTACCTATAATCTTTGTAGGCAACTATAAAATACCTGAAGAAATACAAGAAAAATCTGATTGGGTACTCTATACTAAAGAAAACCCAAAAGCAAACAGAGCAATGAGGGTATGGAGTCAAATCCGTTATAACCCAAAGCTTAAAATTAATGCCCAAACCCCAGATCATGGATATGCTCATTTATTACAAGCTTATAGAGGTTTTAAGTTAGCCGAGAGTTTAGGGTATAATCATGCAATTCATATTAACTATGATCTAGATTTAGACGATAAGGGATTTAAAGATATTTTAAATCAAATCCAAATTTCTCCTAACCTAACAAATCCATGGGCTAAAGAAGGGTGTGCTACTAATTTTTATTGTTTTATCATAGAAGATTTTATCTCTGCTATGGAAATTACTTTACCTTTTTACCTTAACAACAACCCCCCTAATATTAAAGAGGGATGGTATTGTGAGATATTTTTTAAATGGGCTCTAGAATATGCTAATATAGATTACACCATATCTAAACTAAAATTTGAAGATAAGATAAACGAAGAATTTTGTTATATTGATAATAACTCTTTTAAAGTTTATGGATGGGAGGAGCAAAATGAAATTATACTTTATTTTGAACATGGAGTAGAACCTAACCCTAACAATTTAAAATTTCTCTTCAATGGAAAAGTTTTCCAAGCATCTCTTACCCCCCATCCTAGATATTTTACTTTACCTTTCCAAAAAGGGAAGTATTATAATAAAAAAGGTGATCTCATTTTTAACTTAGATGATACTCACTTATCTAAATTTAAAGTCCTTCCAATAGATTAAAAGTAAAACTTTCCTGCGGAGATTTGTGGAATCTCAAGATTTCGTTCGTATCTTCATGGTATGAAAAAAGTTACAATTGACGGCGTTTATGCCCAAGCACGTGAAGTGCTTAAAGAAGGTCGTGTTGATGAAGCACGTGACCTAGCAGATTTCGGAATTGTTATGGCAGCCCAAGCACAAGAAGAGGGTTTAACAATGGATGATGAACTCGAAGGAGTTCGAATTGGATTGTGGCTTGAACGATTTTGGTACTTTTTAGAAAACAATAATCTCCTATTAGCATGATTCATTCAAGAGAAAGCTTTCAAATAGTAGAATCTATGGTTGAAGACATCCAGATGGCCCTTTCCAACATCAAACGCTACCATTCAGACAGCCTACACCCCGACGTAGCTGATTTAATCAACCAAATTGATTTCTCAGTTGAAGAAATCGAAAGACGAATGAATGAAGGATAACAAGGAAATCGACTTAGAAATAGCAAACGAACGTAGTAACCCGTTTTATGTAATGGATGAATTTGCTAGAGTATTTGTCGGGTTAAGACACGGTTACCCCCATTTTACCGATAATATAAACGAAGCAAAACAAATTTACAACGATGCCCAATTCAGAAACATCAAATATGGATACAATTACAAAATCGAACGAATTGAATTACAAGATCTATTGTGATATGGATGGGGTGCTTACCGATTTTGAAAAGCAATTCACGGATAGCATCTCACCTTGGAAACCCAAGCAGTTCATTGATAAAAATGGAATGGATGAGTTTTGGAAAGAAATTGATAATCGAGGTGTTGGGTTTTGGGTTGGGATGGGATGGATGGAAGATGGTAAGGAGCTATTTGAATTCCTTAAAAACTATAAGGATGTTGAATTGCTTTCCTCACCTTCACTATCTGAAAATTCACGTTTAGGAAAACGTTTATGGGTTCGAAATCACAAGTTGGGTGTTAAATTGAATTTAGAGTATTCTAAAAACAAACAAAAACATGCTGCTCCAAACCACATTTTAATTGATGATCGAAAAGATAACATCGAAAGGTGGGAAGCTGCAGGAGGAGTTGGTATCTTACATACAAACACTAAAAACACAATTGCATGTCTGAAAAAACTGGCCATACTATAAAGCTTACGTTTCCATTCAATGAAGCTAGGTGTTTAGAAATATACCATCCAAAATTAGAAGATTGGTTTAGAGTAACAGCAAATGAATTTAGAAGCTACAATGCTAAAAGAAGAATTCATCAATTTAGAGGTGAATTAGGAACCGGAGAAAGAGAATCGTATATTGAAGAATATGAAGGACCTACTTATATATTCGACAGCAACAAAAAAGTAAATACAACTAAATTGCCATTCGGCATTGTATTTCAAAATAATAAAGACCCACGTACATTTCAAAGACGACCTTATGAACAAATCTAAGAAAACAAAAGAGCAAATCGAAATCGAAATGAAGGATGAATTGCGTAAGCAAGGAGTCGATGTTGATTTCCAAGATGATTTTGGTGATGTATATAGCAGTGATGATGACTTGCTATCTAAATTCAAAGATAGTAAAGGCGAATACGGGGATGATTCGTACGAGTACTAATTAAAGCAAGCTTTTAACAACCGCACCCCACCCCTACATACGTATATATAATGATTACATGCTACTTGATAATAGGTTTGATTGTGAGTCTCATTTTGGAGCTCCTAATTAGATCGGTGGATCAACAAGTCGGGTTTTGGGAGCGAGTATCAATGATTGCTTTGTGGCCTATAATGGGTACAATATTTTTGTATCACTTTCTAAAAGAACTATAAGATGAAACTATTTGGAGCCCTTTTAATATTAGCATTTGCAGCTTATTTATATCACCTACTAAAAATCTGGGATATCAAATACCAGAAAAAACAGGATAAACTTAATAAGAAATGAAAATTGGAGATTTTTTAGCTCACAAGCACCGTTGGATGTCTTTCTCTAAGAGTACTAACTCACCAAACGTAGATTTTGAGACTTATATGCGTATGAATGGGTTGAGTAAAGAAGAGTTTGCTACATTGAACGATGCTTCAAATGCTAAGAGTGAGGGAACTAATTGAGTTTACTTTAATTTGGGTATCTCAAAACCTAGCAATTCCTTTTTGGGTGGTTGGACATGTTCATTTATCTTTAAATATGTATGACGAAATACATGAGCTACTAGCTTCATTTGGTATGAATTTGGTGGTTCTTGTAGGATTTATAATAGATTTTAAAAACAGTAAAAAACAGAAGAATGTTTAGTCCCCTATTTGATGGTCCAGGTCCTTGGCCAACGTTTGTGAAAAGAAAGGATAATGTAAATTTACCCCTATTGGAGCAAAGAAGTAAGTATTTGAAAGAGCAACTCCTATTTGAGAACTCTCTGATTTCATATCAAACTCTTAACACATTGAGCCCTTCAATAGCATCATCCGTTGCTGCTGCAGGTGGAGGCGGTCCTGCACCTGGTGGAGGAGGTCCTGTTCCCAATCCTAATTTCCCATTAGATAATACTTCTATTGTTACCGCAGTAGCTTTATACTTTAGTGATCAAGCCGCTGCCGAAGCTCAATATGGTCTTCTTAATGAGTGGAATACTACGGGTGTTACTGATATGAACCGATTATTTTCCACTTACTTAAAACCTCAAGCAGAAGGATTTAACGAGGATATCTCAGGTTGGGATGTAAGTAATGTAACGGATATGACATACATGTTCTATCAGCAATACGATTTCAATCAGCCTTTAGGTGCATGGGATGTGAGCAGCGTGGAGATTATGACAACGATGTTTTATAATGCTACATCGTTTAACCAAGATCTTAGTGGTTGGAATTTAAGCAGTGCAACCAATCTCTCCCAGTTGTTTTTTGGAGCATCTGCTTATAATAATGGGGGGCAAGCTCTTACGTGGACTATGCCTCCTGTAGATCAAGCTAACCTTTCTTCAATGTTTATCAACGCAAACGCATTTAACCAAGACTGTAGTAGTTGGGTTGTAGGGGGTAATTGTAGTAACATATTCTATAATGCTAACTCGTTCAATAATGGTGGTCAACCCCTCACTTGGGATACTAGCAATGTAACGAGTATGGAGTCTTTGTTTAATAATACCTCATTCAACCAAAATATTAGCACTTGGGATGTGAGTAGCGTAACAAACATGAGGACTATGTTCGCCGCTACTAATTTCAATCAAGATATTAGTGGTTGGAATGTGAGCAGTGTTACGAGTATGAATCAAATGTTTAGTGGTGCTAGTAGTTTCAATCAAAATATCGGAGGGTGGAATGTTAGTAACGTTGAGGGAATGTTTGCAATGTTCCAAAATGCAGCAGCCTTTAACCAAGATGTTAGCAGTTGGGATATGGAAGATACCCAAGTTAATAGTATGTTTGAGGGAGCAACTGCTTTTAACAATGGAGGGCAAGCCCTTAGCTGGAATCTTTCAAAAGCAACCTTGTCAAGTAGTAATCTCACAAAAGTATTTAAAAACGCAACATCCTTTAACCAAGATGTTAGCAGTTGGGATGTGGTAAATTATTCTGGATTTGATGAGGCGTTTAACGGAGCTACATCATTCAACCAAGATATTAGTGGATGGGATGTAAGAAATGCAGGTTTTAGGTCAAATCCATTTTTGCCTAAATTCACCTTCCAAAATATCATTGCAAATTCAGGAATGTCTACTGCTAACTATGATGCCCTTCTTATAGGATGGTCAGCTTTAACTTTCGCAAATACCGCAGCCCCCAATATAGAATTAGGTGCTGGGACTATCCAATACAGTGCAGGAGCAGCAGCCACCGCACGTGGGGTATTAGCAGGTGCTCCTAATAACTTTACAATTACTGACGGAGGTCAAGTATAATTAAAAATAAAATAAAAAATGTCACACAATACACACGCACATAAAGATTGCTTTTACTTAGCCCATGATGGGGTAAATACCTTCCACTACGGTGAAATTAAAAAAGATATGGAAATTACAACAGCTCTTCCTAATCTAGAATGGTTTGATACTAAAGAAGAGATGGAAACGCGATTAGAAGAACTTGGAGGTACTCCTCTTACTGAAGAGGAAATTCAAGCTCGAATAGAAGAATTAGGGTAAAAATTATCTTAAAGGTTTATACGAAAGGGGGTGGCTTTGCCACCCTCTTTTCGTATCTTTACGGGGTAAATGAGGTGCGAGCCCACAAATCCAATTATGATGATCTATCAATTTATCGACATGCCAACACTTGTGTTGACGTGTATTATGACTGCTTATTTAACAGGGGTAGTTATTGTGTTTAACCAATGTAAAAATATAAAGTAATGAAAAATTTCACTTCGATTTGTAATAAAGGTTTTGTAATGGCTATTAACGGATATTCAATTTCCGTTCAATACGGTCCTGGAAATTATGTTGATAGCGATATCAGGTATTCTGATGATAATCCTATGGATCATGCAGTTTGGGAAAGTGATTTAGCGGAGGTTATGGTTACTGATTTATTGAATAGGTCTCTGTTTGATAAAGGGGATGATTACTTAGATGACGCTGTTTTAGGACATTGTACTTCAGAGACTGTTGCTCGAATCATTAGTACTTTAGTTCATTCCCCAGAAGGGGAGGATGTTCGACCTGCTATTGTACAAATTGTTGAGGCTTCGCATTAAATTTGTGGAGATTCATCTCTTCGTTCGTATATTTATGGGGTCCGGTTGCGGGCGTATTGTTTAATTAAAACCTAGTTAAGATGTTTACAGAAAAAATCAATGAGGCGCAAGAGTTGTTAAAGCATAACGAATGGATTGATAAAGTTGAAATTCGTTTCGATATTAAAGGAAGTCAATATGGACATGTTTTTACAGCATTTACTATGGTAATTCAACACAATAAATATAATGATAGTGGGTTTGATTATCACCTAACAGAAACTGGAATGTTTGGGAGATTTATGGGTAGTGTTGAGTTAATGAAAAACGGGACTGGGTTTTACGTTATTAAAGCATTTTTTGGAAAGATAGTTAAGCAAAAGATTAAGTTTGAGCACCTTGAATTCAAGAAAAAGGTTAGTGTTGCTAAGATTCTTGAGAAACAAGAGCCTATTAGTGAAAAAGAAACCGAAAATATGCCCTTCTAATGGAAAATTTAATGAAAAGGCTGGTTTACTCGTTAGAAATGCACGAGGTTATAGAAATGTCACGAGAATTACGTGAACTATCCGAAATGTCACCAACTGAACGTGAAATCTATGCAATGTATAACCCAGATGCCGAGATTATTTCAGTTTGTGATAGCGAGTCATTAATTTCATCGAGAGAAGAAATTCTAATGTTTATGAATTAATATTTGGAGAAGCAAGATTTTGTTCGTATATTCACGGAGTCCGGTTGCGGGCACTTAAAGACACAGAGATGAACGTTTTATATTTACATGGCTTAGAAAGCAAACCCACAGGTCCCAAAATGCAGTATTTGAAGGATCGTTTTGATGGTTATTATGCTCCTGAAATCGATTATGAAGATCCTGATTCATTTGAGGAGATTGTTGACTTGTGTATTGCTGAGGAGTATGACATGATTATTGGTTCTTCTATGGGAGGTTATTTTGCCGGTGCCATAGGAACTGCACTTGACATTCCAATTATTGTTTTTAACCCAGCTTTCCATTCTCGCACATTTGAACCATACGGTGTTACAACGGGTTCAAATCCCATGAACGGGGTGGTGGTGTTAGGTATGGATGATGACGTTATTGACCCTATAAAAACGTTTAAAATGGTGGAAAGATGCGAGTCATTGGCCGTTATGCCAATTGAAGGTATGGGTCACCGCACTTCATTTGATGTTTTTGTAAAAGCAATTGAAACAATTATTCCAGAAGATATTGGTTAATATTTATCTACATGATTAAATTGGTAGATATATTATTAGAAGAATATCCCAAGGGGGAATATATTTCTTTAGATGGTAAAGAGAAGGAAGAAGCACAACAAGTTTTATTTGATTTAATAAATAATGCTTATTCTTCAATTGGAGGTCACTTAAAAATAAAATCTCCTTCTGATATCTTAACTCCTGAACTAGGATTTTGGAGAGCGGCTGATATAGATGAAGATCCTGAATTAGATGTTGTTTATTTTGGTAAAATTACACCAAGAGGAGTAAAACATACTGGAATAGGACACGATGGTGATAGAAGTAATATTAAAAATCTATTGATTAGAAAATCAAAGGAACTAAATGAACCTGGTAACTACGTTGAGATAAGTGGTGCTGCTTTTGATTCATTTGTTGGAAGAGCAGGTGTGCCTGTAATCAATGATGAGGAGAAAGTACGTGCGATTCTTAAGGGAAAAGACTTGGAATGGCACGGTGAACACCCTGAGGGTAAGCAAGAAGGTGATGGTTGGTACACTAGAAAAATTGGTGGTAAAGCTGTCACAAAAACCTTAGCAGGGAATGTATAATTCATATATTTATCAATAAAATTATCAATAAAATGGACAATTTCGATTTAAAAAAATATTTAGCTGAAGGAAGGCTATTTGAAGAAGTAATCAACGAAGGTATTAAAAGTGCCGCTAAGGAATTTGTAGATTTTCATGTGGATGGGAATGACAACGAAGGTGTACAACAAGTAACATTTGATGAAAAAGAATATCTTGAGCCAGGAGAATATCGTAAGGGTACTGTAAAACATTTTAAAGAGTTACAAAATTATCTTAAAAAAAATAAAAAATATGAATATACATCTCCAGGTGGTGTAAAGTTTGTATTTACACTAAGTGGGAAAAATATTAAACTTAAAGGGTAACAAAATGAAAGAATTAAATACATTTAGACAATTTATAAATGAGGGTAAGCTTGATGATATTAGACTTCAAATTTATAAGGGAATGGACTTAATTGATAGTGCTTTAGGAAAAGCTAAAGGCATTATCCCCCAAGAGGATTGGGATTCACTTTATGCTCTTGTAAGTAAAATAGAATCTAAAGCAGAGCGTATAAAAGACGTTAAAGAAAAGGTAAATGAGTCATTTGACAACGATATGGAATCTCGTTACAACTACATTAGACCATTAATGGTTGATCTTGATGATTCAGCTCGTACTGAAGCTATGATTGATGGGATGGAAGATGCTATGATGGAGGATGATAAAGAAGCATTTGATTTCTACTTTGTAGAAACTATGAAAATGTTAGGCTTAGAACAAGAGCTAATGGACGACGTAATGTCTGAGCCTGATTTTGAGGATATTGCTCCTGATTCAGCATTAGGTCCAAATCCTTCATTTGTTGAGGGGAATGATGATGTATTAGACGAAATCCTTAAGGAGGAGAAGTTTGAAGTTGGTGATAAAGTAAAAATGAAAGCAGGGGGAGAGGAAATGGAAATTACTAAAGCACGAAGATTGTTTGGATCCAATACTCAGGGTTATACTGTTAAAAAAGCAGATGGTAAGACAGCTGAATATTCTGCTAACCAACTTAAAAAAGCATAATGAACGAATTTATAGGTAAGTGGAGAAAATTCATGGTTGAGGACTTATATAGTCCTAACGAAATGTCTGCTATGTCTATTGACAAAGAATCAAGCTCGGGAGCATTCGAAGAAAGCATCCCAGATGTCAATACTGATTTTTCAGTAGACACAGATTTCTCAGGAGACCTCAGTGAAGAAGAGGGTGGAGTCAACATGGGAGAATTAGCAGGTAAATTAGAAAATCAATTAGGTGTAAAAGTAATACCTGCTGACTATGATGATAGTGTTGTAGTAATTTACCCTGATAAGCAACCTGGAGATGATCTTTACAATGATAGAACCGCTCAAAAGATTGGGTTAGTTTTTGAAGATGGAGTACTTAGACTTAGGAGCATATTTGGTTATGAAAGGGGATTTGATAAATTACCTTTCCCTGCAGGGAGAAGTGGTTTAGCAGGATTTGCTACTCATATGCCTCCATCAGATCGTCGCCCTAATGTAGGTTTAGATGACATACAAATGTTGATTGATCAATTAACTGGTGGGTTAGAACGTGAAGCAAAAGCTCAAGGGGATTTCTATAAAGATAGACAACCCGATTAAAATAAATTAAAATAAAAAATGTCACACAACACACACGCACATAAGGATTGTTATTTCCTGGCTCACAATGGAGTAGATGTATTCCATTATGGGGAAATTGAAAATGAGGTTACAATCTCAACTGGTCAACCTAACCTAGAATGGTTAGATACTAAAGAAGAATTACAAGCCCGAGTTGAAGAACTTGGTGGAACCTTTGATTGGCCTGAACTAGAAGAATTACAAACCCCGCCGGAGGGAGTATAAAAATTAAAAAATATGTGGAAACCAATATACCAACCTGAACCATGGCCTCAATTCGTTAAGAGGAAAGACATCATCGCTCTCCCTTTAATGGAGCAGAGGAAGAAATTTATGCAGGAAACTATACTCTTTGAGAACTATCTGAGTACCCTAAACACCGTTAATACTGTAAACTCTTCTGTAGCATCATCTGCTGCTGCAGGTGGGGGAGGACCTCTACCAGGTGGAGGAGGGACACCACCGGGTCCATCTGCTCCTTATGTAACTATTAATACACTTATATCACCCCCCAACGATGAGTGGAATGGGAATGCTAAAACTACTAATGAAGTATGGATGTACACCAACACCCCAGGTCAATATTGGGCCAACTTTTCAAGCCCTACTCTCCCTGTGACAGTTGATTGGGGTGATGGCAATGTGGAAGATGTAACAACATATACTGAAACGGTAACAATGGCATATGGATTTAATAGTCTTATTCTGAAACATGTCTATGCTTCTGATGGGGAGTATAATATAGCTTTCTCAGGAGAGAATAAATACCAAGCCAAATTAGCATGGCTTCCACTTACTGATATAAGTAACTGGGATCCTCAATTGGCAATTGCTTCCGATTCGGACGCATTAATAGGAATGTTTATGAATTCTTCATTTTCTGATGAAGTACTAACCCAACTAGAAAGCTGGAATACATCAGGAGCTACTTCTTTAAAGTGGTTATTTCAAAACTCCAACCCTTTATCAGATCCCTCACTTACTTTCTTTTCTTCAAGTTTTAATCCTGATATTAGTTCTTGGGATGTAAGTTCCGTAATATCCTTAGATAGGATGTTGATGGCTCAACCTAATTTTAGTCAAGATTTAAGTTCTTGGGATACTTCTAATGTAAATTATTTTTGGCAAGCCTTCTTGGGATGTTCTAATCTAATAAGTGGTTCTAGGGCTGATTTATGGGATGTATCAGGTGCTAATTTCTCCAATTCTTTTCAACAAATATTTAGGAATTCTATGACTACGGTAGAAGCAAGAGGAACTATGCCCCACATAGGGGGATGGAATATGGCGGGTTTAATAGGAGTAAACCCCTCAAGTTTATTCGCAAATACTTTTAATGGAAGTGGTTTTTCTCACACCGCTATTGGAGAAACTCTTATAGGATGGGCAGCACAAGGGGCAGCTTTACCTGATAATGTAGGAATGGGATCTACCCCATTTGCGAGTACTTGGGATGGAGTAGGATTTAGTGATCCAACGTTTGATACAGGTACTACTTTTGGGGCCAATGTGCAGACCGCTTATAATACATTAACAACTTCTGTAGGGTCCGGAGGTAAAGGATGGACCATCCCAGGTATCACATTTACTTGATAACTGAATAATGGGTTGTTCACAACAATCACGAAAGGGGGTGGCTTTGCCACCCTCTTTTCGTATCTTTACGGGGTAAGGTTGCGGTGGCAGCCAGTCATAACCCAAAACCCAATCAACATGATTAAGTTTAAAAAGAATGAGATGTTTAGTTTTAATGGTGGCACTTATGTGATTAAAACACTTGCTTATAAGTTACTTGAAACAAGAGCTGCTCAACGAACGTTTGATAAAGCTAATTCGATTACCCATCCAACCAAAGGTGAGATGGTGTTAGTTCCCAATAATGTTAAATTTGAAATTACAAAATAATGAAACGATTAATTAATAACCTAATTGCGATTGTTGGAGGTTGTACCCTCATTTATGGAGTTAATGATTATTTAATTCCCTTCAACACTGAAGAAAGTGCAATGGCTTTTACAGTAATGGCTTTAGGAACTGTAGTAGTAGGGATGTATGGAATTATTAGTCAATTAGTTAGTAAATAATGGCAGAGTTTAAAGTTATTGATAAGGGTAGATCCCCTATCCATCCAGATCAGGAAGGTGAATTTTACTTTGAAATTGGGGAAACGGTTTATTATTTAAATGAATTTGTAGCACCACTTAGAAGGTTTAAACACTACAATGCTGAAGGTGAATTCGGAGAAGGATATGGGGGTGTTACTAGCATTTCAAATGTTGGATGCATAGGAATCAACATTGATGAAGTCGATGAATATGTCAACTATGCAATCTTCACATAATGGGTAACTTTACAATATTCATGATAAGTGTAATTGCCAGTATGGGATTTATGAGTTTAATTGCAAATAAAATAGACAAATGAGTAGAGGAAGACCAAAATTAGCTGAGGAGGTACCACCACCAAGACAGTTTACTAAAGTATATGAGAATAGTGATGGCACAACTGAAACGTGGTA